TAGATTTTCTAAATCTTCATAGTTCATTTTTTCTTTAGACATATTTTACCTCACATGCGCCTCCAGCGCAAGCTATTTCTCCACTTAAATTCGTATTATCGTCAATCTCTTGAACTTGTGTAAGGTCAATCTCTTTAATTGTTGATAATAAATTAATATATGTGAACTCATCACAATCTTCCAAAGGAGCTTGCTTGTATGTTCCACCATCATAAGGAAGAACTGATAGACCGTTATAATAATTTCTATTTTCCCACATCCATTCTTTGATGTCGGCCCATTCTTCTTTCTTAACTGACAAAGTTGCAGAAATGTTATGAGTATTGCTTCCTTTGCTGTGTCCTGGTTTAATCCAGTTTTGATAAAACCATTTAACTCTTTCTGCCAAATCTAAAGCAGATTCTGTACGCAAGATAGCTGTTGATGGAGCCTTTTGCGGAATAGAAATAACTGCTGTATCATGCGGTCTATAATATTCATCCTCGACAAGCTCTGGATGATTGATTGCTAAATAGTGATAAATGTCTTCATTTTTTGCGACACGCAATCTTCTGATATAAAAATCATTATGCCAAGCATGAATGCCGCTTGAGCAACCCAAAACAAGTGAAGATGTTCCACTTGGCTTAATTGTTGTTACCCTTGCTGCTTTGTTAATGCCAAAAAGCTCTGCTGCTCTTTTGTTTTCTTCTTTTGCGATTTTTGCAGACTGAGACATGTCCATTTTTTGAGCAACGCCAGAACCAATTCCTGTCAAGCCGACGCCAACGAGAGCTTCTTTTTCTGTTGTTCGTTGCCAGATTGGACGAAGATAATGAAAGTTTGTGTATGTTGCTTGGAGTGTTCCAATAAATGCAGCAGCACGAACACGATTATTTAAATCTTCTTGAGACTCAATGTTGCTGACATTTACTTCGCAAAGATTGCAAAATTGAAATGGGCGAAGTGCAATCTCACAACAAGGATTTGTTCCCATATCTTTGTCGTTTGAAAAGTAAATTCCTGGCTCACCTGAATTTGAATGCTCAATTCTATCGGCCAACTTCATGAAAAATTCTTTTTCAACACGATGACGAACAAGAACGGCAGAATTATTTGCTCTTGCTCTTTGGGGATTCTTTTCCCACCAACTGCCTGATTTGCAAGCAATCATTTCATCATCGGCAGCTGAAAATAAGGAAATAAGAGCTGCTCGACGGATTCCACCAGCCAAAACAGCATCTGCGATATGACAAACAATATCATGTACTTCAATGGGTTCGAGCTGTGAACCTTCTTCTTTCTCATTCAATATTGATTTAATTTGGCGAATACAGATCTTTAGTGGTTCTGGGCCTGGAGCTTTACCTCCTGAAGTTACAAGCTTTGCTCCCTTTGGTCGGATATCAGAAAAATCAAATTCAATTGTTGATGTTCCCTCAAAATAAGATCTCATCAAAGCTTTGACTGCATCTGCCCAACCCTCAATAGAATCGCCAACAAGGAATCTACGCTTTCGATTTGCACGAGGATGTCTTATTTCTGGAAGCTTTTCGATGTGGTGTCTTTGTACTGAAAATCCAATACCAGTTCCACCTAATAAAAGAAAGAGAATTTCACTAAAAGCTCTATAATCATCAACAGGCAAGTAACCACAATTATAAATGCGGTTTGGACTGATTTCAATTGGCTTTCCTCCAAATTGAAGAGATCGCATTGATGGCAGAATCTTCTTATCATAGACATACTTATAAGCTTCTTCAATTTCTTCCTTTGCAGAAGGAAACTTTTTAATGTGCATTTCCTTATTTCTTGTTACTAACTCTTCCCAGGTCTCTCTTCGTCCAAGCTCTGGTCTGTATTTTGCGTACTTCATGAACACTGTGATGTCCGAAAGTATCTTGTTTGATATATCCATTTAAGCATTCGCCCCTTTTACTAGTTTCTTATATTTGTCAAGAAGATAATTTGCTTGCTCTTCTTTTGAAAGTTGTGGAGTTCTTGACTCCTCTTGTGAGTATCGATCCAAAATTTTAATATCGATATTGGCTGTGTCCATAAAGATATTATACACTAATCCATCAGGACCATTTCTATTTTTTGCAATATAAACTCTTCCGCCGTTTGTCTGCTTGTCGTCTGCTGTTCTTGAAACAGAGAAAATAATATCAGCAACAAAACATTTATTAAAAGCTTCTGAAATACTTTGCATTGTAATGATTTCTGCCTGTAATCCTGTACGATTCGTTTGTGATGCAGTCCAGCCAACAACTTGGTTCTCCATCATAATCGCTCGCAGTTCTTCGTAAATAGATTCAAGTTCTTCTCTCTTCTCGCTTCTTGTTGATAAAGTTTTTAAAAGATCAGCATAGTCAACAATAATCATATCTGGAACGATATCTTGTTGCTTTAGTTTTTGAAGATGAGCACGAATTGTATTTGTTGTTGCTGTTTTTGTTGGATACTCTTTTACGATAAGCGTTCCATCAATATCTCGCAAGTACTCTCGAATTTCTTCTTTTCTGTCCATCAATTCATTCAATGGAATGCCAGTAATGCATGAATCATATCGACTTGCAATAACTGTATCTTTTAATTCAAGCGTATAATGAACAACTGTCATTCCTGCTTTGACCGCTTCAGCACCAAGATGAACGAGAACCATTGACTTTCCAACTCCTGTTGGAGCGATAACAACTCCGATTTCACCTCGGCCTCCGCCACCACCAGTAATCTCATCCATTTTCTTCCAGCCGGTCGTGATTGTCTCTCGTCCCGTGAACTCGAATCTTTCTTCAAAATCTTTGATATAATCGTAACCAAAATCTGCATCGGCACCTGCCTTCAATGCATTGTTGATTACCACAGAAATTTCATCAAATGAGCATTTTTGGAGCAGTGTAGTCGATTTTAACATTGCTTCTCTGAGTTTCTGCTTTCTACAGAAATCAATGGCCGTATCTTTTACAAACTCACAAGACTCAAGGATTGAGATATCGGCCATAGCTTTGGCATAATAATCTCTGATTTGCTTCTGTGTCACTTCATTAAGATCATCGATGCCAGACCTAATGATCGTCTTCATTGTTTCATTTGATGGATGTGATGAGTATTTTTTCTTGTATTGAAATATCTTCTCAACAAATGCCTGAAGATATCTATACTCCAAGAATTCAATATTAAGAACTTCCATCATTCGATCTGCAAAAACTCTGTCATCTAATACAATGAAAGCGAGTTTTTCTTGGAATGATTTACCGTATTTTGAAAATGAAACTTTTTCTGTAGTGATCATAAATCCTCTTGTTAGTGTTGTTGGATCATATACGAACTCATGACAAAAGTCAAGAGTTATGTTAGATAACTAGTATTATTTTTTGGCAATGATAGATCTAAATTTCTGAAAAAGCGATTCCCAATTGAACTCAGAAATGCCATCTTGGATCATCATTTTTGTAATGTTGGTTCTGTTGACAGTAGGAGCGAAATTCTCAACAGTGTCTTTAATTCTCAGCGAACTTTTCATCGAAATATTTGGTGCATATAATTGCATTAATTTATAATTCAGTTCAACTTTTTTTCTTTCAGTCAGAATGTTTTGGTAAATTTTCGCTCCGGTATCATCTGATTTGCAGTAATTGAAAATGTCATCAAGAGTGCTTGGCAATTCATCTGCAAGGAATGTCATTTTCTTTGCAATTGTTTTTAGGCCAGCACCTTTGACACCTTCAAGGTTATCTGATTTGTCACCATCAATTGCTCTAGCCAGGGCAAAATTGTTTGGATGAATATTAAAATTTTCAAGAATTCTTTTTTTGTTTATAAACTCATCTTTAATTGGAGAATAAACCATTGTCTCGTTATCACACAATTGATAGAAGTCTTTGTCCATTGAAGCAATAATTTTAATTGTGCCTTTCAAGAAAGGCATTCTGCAAACATAAGCGATGACATCATCTGCCTCGACATCATCAATCAACAATTGAATGACGGGCATCTCATTTAGATATTCTACTGTTCTTGATAATTGTCGATAACGATTTTCTGATTCTTCAAGAGCTGACATTCCTGAATAAGCACGATTTAATTTTAGTGGCTTTCGGCCATCCTTGTATTGCTTTGCAAGTGCTCGACGCTTGGCAGAGCCTCCACCACCATCCCACACAACAACAATTTTATCAGGATTAATTTCACGAGACATCTTTTGTAAAGACATCAAAAAGCCTTTGTCCTTT